TTTTTGTTATTCCGAATAAATACATTTCTTTTGTAGAAATTTCTAATTCTAAAGCATGAACAATTTTTTTCTTTACCATTCCAATAGTATCATCTCCATGTAGGACAGTTGAAATGATTTTAACGGGTATATTTTTTTTTGTAATATTTTGTAGTTCTCCCAAGGAGAAAATGGGATTATCATTTGAATCATTATATTCTGGAGCTTTAATACTGCCATCATTGGAAAAAATATAAATGTTTTTTATTATATCGTCTTCAATGTGATTTAGTTTATATGTTTGTGACATCTATATAAATAAAAGTTATATTATTTATATAATAATGAATATAATTGTTGCGCGTTGCAGAAATAGAGGAATTGGTTTTCAAAATCAGTTACCGTGGCGATTATCTGCCGATTTGAAAAATTTCAAAGAATTAACTATTGGCGATGGAAATAATGCAGTTATAATGGGTAGAAATACCTGGGCTAGTTTATCATCTGGATGCAAACCTTTGCCTAAAAGAGAAAATATCGTATTAACTACGGAGATAGACAAACCCGTATTTAGTAATACTAACGACACTCCAATTTTAATGCCTTCATTGAAGGAGACAATAAAATATTGTAAGGAAAGAAAGATTTCTCAAATGTACATATTAGGAGGAGAATTTTTATATAAAACGGCATTAAATACTGTTGATATAGATAATATATACATTACACATATTGATAACGATTTTCCTTGTGATACTTTTTTTCCAATTGTGCCATCCTATTTTCATTTGGATTCAAAGACATCTTGGTTTAAAGAGAACGAAATGAAATATCGATTTGAAAAATATATATTTAAGGATACATTAGAAGACCCGGCTTTATATTTTGCAAAATAATATTTATTATTTGTAAATTGCTATTTGATTGGTTTAGTACTCCTTCCAAAAGTCTTTTTTTAAATCTTTGAAAAGATTCCAATCAATTGCGTATGACGAAAATGAACAACTGTCTATTAATACTTTCATTTTATTACTTTTTAGACTTTGTGATAATAATCTACCTTCTGCTTCATTCTCTATTCCTATCCCCATAGCGTGTTGTGTCATACCATATTCTCCTTTCATATCGATAATAGGTTCATTTATACCACTATCACCAAATATAACTTTTGAAACTCCAAAATGTCCTTTATCATTTATTCTACTAAATTTATAGCGTGGTCCTTTTTTAGGAGTTGTGTGGATACATGGGTATTTATACTCATCAGTTTTTTCTTTTGACATCCATTTTTTACGAGGTTCATAAGCACTCATGCTTTGAATAATTTCACATTTTTCATCACCATCTTTTGCTAGAAGTTTCTGAATATCACTAATATTAAAATTTGGTAACCAATTAAAATCCCCCATATCAATAACAATTTTAGTATTTTTTTCATCATTAACAATAGTTGTAGTATATTTTGATGTTTTTTGAATTAAATACCAATCATAACGAGTTCCACAGTTAAATGTCTTAAGACCATCTTTAATTCCGTGAATAGATAAATATATCATTTGATTGTCTTTACACATTAAATTGTATAATCCATAAAACTTACCTCTTTCTGTATTAGGTTTTCTCCAACCAGGTGGATGAACATATACTAAATAGCCATTTGATTTTAACCATTTTTCTAATGCTTGTCTTGTAAAATTTTGCCAAATAGTATTACCCGATCCAATATTTCCACTAGAATTATAAGGAGGATTTCCAATAACAGCCTCAAAACCTTCAACTCCTTTCCACGTTTCGGTATCTTCAGTTATATCTAACTTCAAGCTATCGCCTAAATTATAATTTAATTTATATTTACCTTTATCTCCACGATTAATTAAGTGTTTACAAATAAAGATATTTATCGGATTAATATCAGCAAAATATAAACATTGTTCAACAATTGTTTTATATCTTTTATCTTTATCCTTGATTTTATCCTTTAATCCATTCATAAATTTATCAATAATATCAATTATAAAACCACCTTTTCCACAGCAAGGTTCAAACACTGGTTTTACAGATTTCCAAAAATCATCAGGATATTTATCCAATGGACCCAACATTAATTGTCGTTGTTCATATCGAGTACTTACCTCTGCGTTCTTGTTCTTTTCTAATTCTGTCGGAATCCAGTATATATCAATTAATCGGGATAATTCCTCTGGATTATATCTATTTGCTGTAAACAATTCTTTAATAGTTTTAATAATTTCATTACTTTCTTTATTAGTGTCCATATAAATATTATAAATACTAATAATTGTATTTATACTGTTTCTACAAACATCTTTTCCAAAGCATGTTTTAAGGTGTTCAATTAATAAATTTTCAGTAACATTATCATTTACAATTGATTGTAACATTTTTACAAAAGAGGTTTCATCATCATAAATTGTAATAAAAGATACTATTGGTACCATATAGTATAGAATTGTCATATAGTTTACTTTGTCTCCATCATCTATTTTTTCATCATCGCCATCACTTTTTACAGTAGAAACGACTGTTGTTTTTTTAACACCATCTTTGATTTTCTTTTCTTCCTTGATTTTCTTTTTCCTTTTTGGATTCACCGAATCCATTTTAAAATCATTATCTAAATTATTTTGTAATTCACATGACAGTGATAATAAATGTTTAGTATATAGTCTATTTAACTGATACTTAACAGATGTGATTATATTCGATGAATATAATTTATAAATATATTCACTTTGCTCGATTTTTTTGTTTATTTCATCATTACCATATATTTGATTCCAATGGTCTTTATTTAAATTTATTATTCTTTCTTCATACAATACCTGTTTGATAGCTTCTTTTGGATGAATATTTGGTTTTACTTTTATCGCGTAAGTTACCGCAGAATATATTGCCCGTTGAGTGTCAAAATCTACTACAAAACCACATCTCTTTCCCTTACCTGGTGTTAAACCACGGAACATCATCTGGAAAATCCTATCAAAACTCATATTATTATTTAATAGTAATACAATATCACAATTATCAATAGTTACACCTAAACTACATTGTCTACCACTCAATACCAATATTCCTTTTCTTTTCTTGTTTCTTGCTTTTATTAATGCATTATCAATCTCTTGCTTGCCACTTGAGGGAGTGACAATACTATTGATTTTAATAATATCATAATCAGGAATAACATTTTCTTTTTCTAACAAATTTTTTAATGCAGTGGAAATAGCATGTATATTTTTTTCAGGTAAGAATGCCATTATAACCATTGGTTCGTTTTCAAAATAACCTTTACCAATAAATCTTGAACCACATTCTGTCGCCTGATTTTCAATTCTTTTCATAAATGAATTAGGATATTCAGGATCATCTCGTCCACCAAATTCATCTAAAATTTTTTTCCCAAACATTCTATAAAATATATCTAACACTCTATCTTTTCTTTGAAAAGTAGGCGGTCTTTCTTCATTGTTTTTGACGCGAGAATATTTCTGTTCATTGAGCAAGAATCGGGCTTTTAAGGAATCCCCATCATCCTGACAACCTTTCATTGTATTTCTTTTAATAAGTTTATCTATCGTAAGAGTTGTTAACTCATCAGTTAAATACATGAACTCTGGATATTTTGAATATTCGGTAATAATATTTTGCATTGAAAACTCTTTTTTTTTCAAAACCTGCTCCATTTCTTTACCATGTTTTTCAATCAATTTATCACGGGCACCTTTATTTTTAATTTTTTTACATAATTTAATATCTTCTATACCCCATAGAATCCAATTGTCCTGTGGAATATCATAACTAACACTAGGTTTATCATAAGTCGCTGTAATCTGAATCGTAAAAGTATCTTTAGCATACATATTAAGAATTTTTTTTGCTAGAGGTGAGCTTCCCCCGTAGTGACTCTCATCAAAGAATACCATATCAAACTTCATATTTATTAAATCAGTAATTTCATCAACATCATCATCATTGGCACCCCATCTAAGAAATGGTTGCGAGAGGATAATAATATTTTTATCTTTAAAATCGTATTTCTTCTTTCTATCATTATATTCAATAATTTCAAACTCTTTGAAACATCGATGTTCCTTAAATACTTCATTATACCCTTGAATTGTTTCACTAGGACACATTGTTAAAATAAGGAAATTACATTTACCTTTATTTTTACTATAATCCCTTATACAACCACCCATAATATAACTTTTACCACTTCTCATAATATGCCCCCATAGAACCCTCTTTTTTTCACAATTTTTCATTCTTAAAGTTTTTAGAACAGCGACCCGTTGATGCAGTAGCAAAACTAGAGGTTTTTTGTTAAAATTTAAGACTTCTTCGATAGGTGTATCACTATATAAGATTTTGAATGTATGATATGCTTGCTCCAAATCTGTCCAATCAATATATATCGTAGTAACTTTTTCCAATTCCTCTTTTATATCGTTGCTGGTTTTTTCACTCCTTTTAATTGTTTTCCGAAATTCCAGGATATCCTTACAACAAATACAAAGTCTTAATTCACTCCTTTCACTATGATGCTTTTTATGCAAATGTAGAATATCTCTTATATCATATCCTCCAATAGCTTCATTTTTGGAATTTTGTCTAGATTTAGAACTTGTGGCAAGCAATACTTCGTCATCACCTTCAAGAGTCATAGTTAAATCACTCTTATCACCTTTATCCTTTAGCTTTTTTAGGTTATATTTTTCATCATAAAATATATCTCGGCAAGAAGAGTGGTTTTCTAAATCTCCTGTATTAAAACAACCTTTACACATTTTAAAATGTTTAAGCTTTTCAATTAAACCCAATCCAGCAAATAATCTCAATAGTGATTCTTGTTTATCTTTTCCTTTCCAGGAAGACCTCAACCAGGGTGTCACGTGCAGTGTGGTTTTTTGAAGGAATTCATACAAATCTTTGAAAGTATCTATTGTCATTATTATTGATTATTATCTTCATTAATAATAAAACGGTAATAAATCAATTTTTTTAATCTTTAAAATTAATTATTTATTGTTTCTTAAACTTTTTTATCTTACCATTTTGTATTTTACTTACGTTGTTTGCAAAATAATATTGATATATTACATGTCTGTAATGTATGAATTGGAAAAAATAAGAGAACTTATTAAACAACCTTGTAATATGGCACGCGCCGTCCCATTTATTGTAAATAATTATAAAGATGTTTTAAAACAATGGAGTTGTTATAACAAAGGAGAAGCATTAAATGATAAAAAATTATGTGATATCTTTAATTTTCATAATAATAATATAGATCATATACTTTTATATTGGAGTTCTAATCAGGAGGATTGTTTATTAATGTGCAAAATCTCAAATAAATATATAAATTTACGGATGCCAATGTTATTAGATGGTGTAGAAAATTCGTTTATAGCAACGTATACTTAAATATCAAACAATGGATTATCGGTTATTTTCATTCCGCAGTATGCTTTGTT